GCTTGCATCTTGTTTTGTTCGGGAAGTTAAAGACGTTCCTGGTCGAGTAATAACTGCTGAACTTGCTGTGTTATCGACCTTCTCCGCGGGGGCGTTACCGCCTGCATAAATGTTGCCCTGGAACATGGTGGGGTACTTAAATTCTTTCCGATCCACACTCAACACATGAGAAGGAAAATCCTTAAATGACTTAGCATTCTTATAAGCGGAATCAATCGTCTCAAGCATCGCGACTGTTATACCAAGACGGTCTGCTATATAGCCAAACAGCCTGCCTTGATCAGTCGTGCAATCCATCATAGGTTCACCACCTAATGTTTGGGAAACGATAAAACCACTCATACCTCTAGCTATGAAGTCATATTTCTCAGACGGTCCTTTGAAACCACTGTTTCTCAAACATCTCAGAACTGCACGGGACGCAGTGCCGATAAGTGGTACATGAGGATACATCTTAGCGTATGGCTCGAACTTACGGTACGCCACCTCTTTCCATGGGACATTTGAGCCTGTGGACGAGGAGCTAAACTTTGACACAAACCGCCTAGGATCGTAAACATAACAATCCTCGTCAAATCTGACGAGACCCAGAAAGGATACCGGGTCTGAAAGCGTTTTAACGTCAGCCTTCACTATAAAGCCTAATAGCGAGGCGACTTCGGTAGAAGCCTTGGTTGACTTATGCGCATGGAGGCCATCATCACCCCCGACCGCTCCAACACATTCTATAGCCTGCTCTACTGTTGCGCCCATAAACACGTGGACACACACATTGTAGAACCAGTTCTCAAAAGTATTGAAGATAGACGTATAAAACTCGCCCGACCTTCGAGAACAGGCCAACTTAACACTGACTCCGTATAACTTCTTGGAATCCGGGTTGGCATAACATTTAGAGTGGAACAGTCGCCACAACTCGTGGTACTCCTGCGCAAAGAATTCCAGACCCACCTCCTTTTCCATCTGACGCTGCCACGCGTTGATAGTGGCATCCATCTTTGAGAAATCATCTTCAGTAATAACTGCGATATCATCAAATTTGGACTTATAAGTCGGAGCAGCTCTAGCTTGAGCAACCACTCTTTCCACTAGTAGTTTTAGCTCTGCAGGCGACTTAAACCCATAACAATTCTTGAGTGGAGTCTGATTCTTAAGGTAATCCGAAAGAGGGACCCCAAACATCCTACTAAAAGTACGTAGGTGATCATCTGGGTTGGCGATTATGCGAGGGGCGGTAGCTGGATCCATAGACTCCGTCTTGAGAAAGATCTTCATTTTCTCAATGACCTCCGACACGGCATCGTTCTCCAAGAGCGAGAACTTACGATCCTGCGAAGGCCTGTCTAGAGCACGTGCTTCCTCCAATGACAATGGAACGCCCTTATTCTTCTGATCTTTTGGAAACAGTATTCGAAACACCTGTTTCTTCACATCCTCAACCCAATCGGGAGGTGTGGTATCATTCAAATAAGGGGCTACCCTTTCAGCTTCAGCCTCTACTATCGCTTGCTTGGTCTTAGCTATGACTCCCGTCTCTAATTTGGCTATTGCGGGAACGATCTTAGCGTTGACTTCTGCAGCATCAGCATTGACAGGCGTATCATCCAATTTAGTGACAGCAGCCTCACCTTTTCCTCCCTCGGAAAGTGAAGTGCCATCTGCTGGAAACTCAGTGATACGGATGTGTGCTAAAATAGACTTGGCTACAAAGGGCGCATCCTTTAAAGGAGCTTGGGCCTTATAAATGCCCATGTTGTGTTCTACAGACGTGACAGAGTATTTGGAACCGTTGCGCAAGTCTATCCCCACGAACAAATCATAGGGTACTTCGCACGGCACAAAAGGTGCTACCTGTAGGGCAACGCGCTTCATTTTCTTGGTCTGGACACCAAGGGCGTAGATTACTTCTCCTGTATCCAATACCCATGATGACTCACGATAATGGATCATGAAATCATCATAGCACTGCAGGTCAGATGTGAAGCAGCCATGTGATATCGCACTCGTTTCCAAGGGATCCAGGACAACATCGGCAAAGATGCTATCGCCCTGGCGATGTATGGTAACCAAATAAAGCTGGTTCTCCGTAAATGTAGTACAACACCTTCTACTAGTGTGTGGAATCACTACAAAATTACGCGATACATCGATCACTGGCGCTGCGAAGCGCGCGTGTGCCCCTAAAAAGTCCACCAATTCCACCTCAGACGGTTCGACAAATGTCTGCGTTATACGTTTCAACATAGTTGAATAATAACCGGTGTAATGGGGATTACTACCACGCTTGGTGTAGTGATCATCTCCTGTAGGCCTCAACGGCATAACTTGTTTGAAGACGATTCGACTACCTGCTTTCACACGGCAGAGTTGCGTGATAGACGGCCAGTCTAACTTCACCTCTGAGACGGGTGCAGCGTACTGCACGTTGCCCATTGAGGGTGGAGCTTCACATAGACGGCCCTTCCTAGGGGGCTGTGACACTTGAAACCGCCAAGGGTTAAAGACGTGTCGGCTTAGGCTGTCGGGAGTTTTTCCGGGATCCTTGCCCGCATCTACTGACCTGCCATGGGGGCCAGTAGGCGTGATGAATTCTATGCCCTGCGCGGG